GCTCTTGGTAGTGCGTCCCCGCTTCAGTATAAGACTCAAGCACAAATCACTCAGTTTTCTAAAACTGGTGTTCCACTGCGTATATATAACTTCAACGGTTTATTCCCAACAGAAGTATCAGCGATCGACATGTCATGGGAAGACACTGACCGTATTGAAGAGTTCAGCGTAACATTCCAGTACGATTGGTGGGAAGTTAGCGGTGGAATTACTGGGGATGCTGGCACTCGTGCTTAATAGCTAAGCCAGTAACCACAGGAAAAGGAATTTATAATGCAGCTATTTGGCTTTGAGATTAAACGAAAAGAGGAAGCGAAAGACAATGTGAGATCTTTCGCCGAGCCTATTAATGACGACGGAGCAGTATCTATTGCTTCCGGCGGGTCACAGAGTACTTTCGTTGATCTTGATGGCACTGCGAAGACCGAAGCAGAACTTGTTAACAGATATCGTTCAATGTTGCAACAACCAGAGGTTCAAGCAGCAGTAGACGATATCGTTAACGAAGCAATTACTATTGCCGACGACAAGCCTCCAGTTGAATGTGTTACAGATGACTTGGAAATGCCAGACTCTATCAAGAAAAAGATTCGTGAAGAGTTTGACAATATATTAAAACTTCTTGACTTCAGTAATCAAGGCTATGAGATCTTTACTCGTTGGTATGTTGACGGTAGACTTCATTATCATGTGATGATTGACGAAACACAGCCTCGCCGTGGTATCATTGAACTTCGTTACGTTGATCCGCGTAAACTGAGAAAAGTACGTGAGTATGAAAAAGAGAAGGTAGCACCGGGTTCTCAATTTGCTTTCAGAAAATTGAAGAATGAATATTATATGTTCTCAGAGCGTGGATATGATGCTACAACTGTAACAAATACTCTTGGCACGATTGATTCGATTCAGGGTCTTAAGATTGCTAAGGATTCTATCATTAGTTGTAACTCAGGCGTGTTGAATGAAAGAAACACTATTGTTCTTTCTCATCTACACAAAGCGTATAAGCCACTGAACCAACTTCGTATGATGGAAGATGCTGTTGTTATCTATCGTATCTCTCGGGCGCCTGAACGTCGTATCTTCTATATCGATGTTGGTAACCTTCCAAAGGTAAAAGCAGAACAGTATCTTCGTGAGATGATGGTTAACCACAAGAACAAACTTGTGTACGATGCATCAACCGGTGAGATGAGAGACGATCGTAAGTTTATGACTATCACCGATGACTTCTGGCTTCCACGCCGTGAAGGTAACCGTGGTACTGAGATTACTTCTTTACCTGGTGGTCAAAATCTTGGTGAGATGGATGACGTAAATTATTTTCAGCGTAAGCTATATAAATCTTTGAACGTTCCTATTTCTCGTCTTGAGCCTGAGACTGGATTCTCTCTCGGTAGATCTTCAGAAATTTCTCGTGATGAAGTTAAGTTTGCTAAGTTTATTCGCAGATTGCGCTCGCGATTCTCTAACATCTTTGATAAAGCTCTTGAAAAGCAACTTATTCTCAAAGGTATTATTAAGGCAGAAGAATGGGAAGCGATTAAAGAAAAGCTTCGCTATAACTTCCAGCTTGATAACCATTTTGAAGAGTTGAAGCAAGCAGAAATTATTCGCGACAGATTGAGCGTTCTTGCAGATATTAATAATTATGTTGGAGACTACTACTCGAAAACGTGGATTCGTAAGAACGTTCTTCATATGTCTGAAGATGATATCGAAGACATCAAGAAAGAAATTGATCAAGAAGCAAAAGATGAACCGCCTGAAGAAAATCAACAAGATGCGCCAGGTGTAGTTCCACAACAAATTGATTCAAATCCTCAGAATGAACCAAATAAAGGAGACTAACATGTCAATTAAAGATCTTATTTCAGCAGCCATCAATAAGGATGCGTCAACATTTGAATCTACTTTTGCTGACATTATGCAAGCAAAGGTTTCTGCAGCTCTTGAAGCACGCTTCTCGCCTGTAGCAGAAGAGTTTGACCTCGAAGAATCAAAAGATGAAGACGAGGAAGACGAAGAAGATGAAGATGATGATGATGAAGACGAGGATGAAGATGAAGACGAGGATATGAAAGAAGAAGCCGATCAAATTGACGAAATTTCAGACGACAAGCTTCGTAGCTACCACGCTGCAGCTGGTGCTGACCGCATGAAAGCAAAGGCTGAAGTCGAAAAAGGTATGGCTGCTAAAAAGTTCACTCCTGCAAGTGCTCAAAAAACTTCAGACTCATACAAGCGTTTTGTTAAGCGCGGCAAAGGTATGACTACTGCTGCAAACAAGATGTCAGAATAATAGGTACTAAAATGAAATCATTCAAAAAAATCCTAGAAACTGTTTATCGCCCAAAGGGTGGCGACGAACAGGCTTTTCTTGACAAGCATGTTGTAGATCTTCAAGCACATCCAGCTGCTACAGAGTTTCAGTTTAAAGCTGCAAAAACTCCAAAAGCAAAGCGTAAAGCTGACTATGATGAAAAGGAAGACGAAAAGGTTTATGAAGCAGCTGAGGTTCATACCAAGCGTGCTGATAAAGAACCGGTAATTGTTCGTTCAACTGATCCTAAAACGGGTGAGAGTAAATCAAAGACTGTTATGCGCCGGGCAGGAGAGATTAAGATCGGCGAAGAAGTCGAGCTCGAAGAGTCCATCACAAAAATGTCCGATGCGCGCTTGAAATTTCATGCTACAAAAAACGTACCACATGGTAGCTATACTCGTAAAGAAGTAGAAGATGAACATAAACGCCGGATGAAAACCGGTGGTATTTCATATACTTCTGTTAAGCCTTCACTCAACGAAGATGCTGAACTTGACGAGAAAGTAGATAATCCATACGCAGTTGGAATGGCTGCTGCCATGAAAGCAACTGGTGATACTCCTCCTTTGAAGAAGTCTACGATTGTCAAAGGTCATGAGATTGCGAAGAGCATCAAGAAAGAAGCAATGGATCCAGTTGGTAAAGCTGACGCAGATATCAACAACGATGGTAAAGTCGATGGTTCTGACAAGTACTTGCATGCACGCCGTAAAGCAATCGGTAAAGCACTTCGTAAAGAAGAAGCCGAAGAACTCGATGAGATCTCTCGCGACCTTGCTCGTAGATATATTCGTAAAGTTGCTGATAAAACCAACACAGGCGAATTAAGCACTAAGGAAGTCATGAAGCGTAGACCTGGTGTAAATCTTGCTGGCAAAAAAGCATACCCTGGGGTTGCTGGTGAACCAAAGGTTCGCGCTACCGAGAGTGTAGAACAGATTGACGAACTAGATAAAAAGACTCTTGGTTCATATATCAAGAAAGCTAATTTAAGCGCTATGGATCAGGCTAGAAAGTCTGGTGAATACAATAACCCAGATCAACCAAAGCATTTCAGTAAAGCTATGGACAGAATGCGCGGTATTAAAAAGGCAACTGATAAACTCGTTGCTAAAGAAGAAGCAGATCTTGATGAAGCAATGACTAATGATCACTGGGTACATATCAAACATGCTGGGTCATTTGCAAGCCCTAAAAAAGATACAATTGTAGGTTATAGCAAACCGTCAAAGAACGCGCCGAAACTTAAAGATGGTGCAAATGGCGCGCTGCGTGTCAGTGTTGCAAAAGAAAAAGGCTATATTATCGAAGAAGTTGAAGAACTTGATGAACTCAAGAAATCAACTCTTGGTTCTTATGTGAAGAAAGCTTCAGGTAATATGGCTGGAAATGCTGCAGTTGCTGCTGCACAAGCTTCTTCTTCCATGGGGAAATCATCCTCAGAAACTAAGCGTAACATTACCAATCGCATGAAAGGTATTGCAAGAGCAACAGATAAGCTTACTAAGGAAGAAGTCGAACTTGACGAAGTATCCGATAAGAAACTAGATGCATATCGTCAGAAGGCATTCGCGGATCAACCGTCAGGTGATGATGGTTCTGATAAGTATCGTAAGCGTAAGTTTGGTCGTGACCTTGCTTTTGCTAAGCAGACCGGTAGAGCAAAAGTTCTTGCTACAAAAGAAGAAGCTGAACAGATCGACGAAGCTTACAAGATTGGCGCGATGAAGCTCAAAGATGGTTCTTCAGTAACTCTTAGTCGTGAAGATGTTGATGCACTAAATGGCTTGTCTAAACTTCTTAATAGCGCTAATCAATCCAAAATGCAGGATCAAGTGTCATCTAGTAAAAAAGAATTTAATCAAATCCTAGCATTTGCAAAGGAAGCGGTGCAGCATGGTTGATATTATCCTCAAGCCAACTGGTACTCAGGTAAATATTTCTACCGCGAATACCGTTCATAACTCAACGTTGGTGCGGGTTTACGCACCAACTGAAGCTCTTGTTACCTATTCTGATTCTGCTGATACCGTAATTGGAACCATCACAATTCCTGCTGGATTTGTTGAAATTATGGAGAAACTCCGTACGGATAAACTCTCGGCGAACACAACAGTCTGGGCTACTCCATTGGCTTATAAATAAAGAAAAAGGAGATCAATATGGCCTTACTTATTAAAGATATCGTCGAAGAGGTTCAGTATATTACTGAAGCCACCGAAAAGGGTGAAAAGAATTATTACATCGAAGGTATCATCATGCAAGGTGATATCAAGAATCGTAATGGTCGTATTTACCCATCAAATGTTTTAATGCGTGAAATGAATCGTTATAACGAAAATTACGTTTCAAAGAATCGTGCGTTTGGTGAACTTGGTCACCCACAGGGGCCAACTATTAACCTCGACAGAGTTTCACACCTATTTACAGAATTAAGAGCTGATGGTTCAAACGTTGTAGGTAGAGCTAAAATTACTAAAACTCCTATGGGTGATGTTGTTAAAGGACTCATCGATAGTGGTGCTCAATTAGGAATTTCTTCCCGTGGAATGGGATCTGTGAAGCCAAATGAAAAGGGCATCATGGAAGTACAAAATGACTTTATGCTTGCTACGGCAGGCGATATTGTCGCAGATCCTTCGGCTCCGGATGCTTTTGTAAAAGGCATTATGGAAGGTGTTGAGTGGATCTACGACGTTGCGGCTTCTTCATGGACAGTGGCAAATACATTTGACCAAATTGAAGAAGAAGTAAAAAAATCGAAGCAGATCGATGAAGCCGCTGCTTTAAAGATGTTCGAAAAGTTCTTAAAGAGCATGTAATTAACAAAATTTGAAATATTATAAATAATATTGATTATTTGAATCATCACAAAGGAGAACCTTAAATGGATGTAAATCTAGAAAAAGGGTTAGAAGAAGCAAAAGCAACTGGTGAAGACTCCATGTCAACCGATCCAGTTACACCAGCTGGCGGCGCTGTAAAAAAGCGTAAAGCAGATGCTTTCAAATCTGACTCGACTGCGCAAGCAGACAACGTTGAAAAGCACGTTAAGACCCCACAGGGCAGCAACAATGCTGGTCTACATGAAATGATCGAAGCTATCTTTGGTGATGCAGATCTTTCAGAAGACTTCAAAAATAAGACAACTACTCTATTTGAAGCAGCACTTCACGAGAAAGTCGAAGCAGTTCGCGCAGAGCTTGAAGAGCAGTTTGAAGCTGATCTTTCTGAGCAGGTTGAAGCGATTGTAGAAGATCTTACCGACAAAGTTGATTCATACCTTGACTACGTCGTTGAGAACTGGATGAAAGAGAATGAAGTTGCTCTTGAATCTGGCTACAAAGTTGAAGTTGCAGAGTCGATCATTGCTGGTCTTAAGTCACTCGTCGAAGATCACAATATCGAAGTTGCAGACGAAGAGCTCGAAGCACTTGCTGCAATGGAAGAAGAAGTTGCACAGTCGACTGCTAAGTACAATGCTCTATTCGAAGAGCTTCTTGCAGAGCGTGCAGAGAAGGAAGAGCTTCAGAAGAATGCAGCGCTTTCACACTTCACTGAAGGCATGATAGCAACTGATGCAGAGCGCTTCAAGGTTCTTGCAGAAGGCGTTTCTTATGAGTCAGTTGATGACTTTGCTAAGAAGCTTGAGACCATCAAAGAGTCATACTTCACTGAGCAAGTTGTTCGTGCAGAAGATCAAGCAGAAGTCCTCGAGGAAGAAGTAGAAGAAGTAAAAGCTCCTGTACTTGAACCTTCGGTTTCGGCTTACGTCGCATCACTAAACAAATTTAGTAAATCTTAATTTATATAAATATACTAGATTAAATCCATCAAAGGAGATCATAAAAAATGAGAAACGAAGAACTATTGAAGAAGTGGGGCCCAGTGCTTGAGCACACCGCTCTTCCATCGATCAAGGATGCACATCGTAAAGCTGTCACCGCTCAGCTTCTCGAGAACACCGAAGTCGCTATCCGGGAAGGTCAGACATACGGTTCTGGTTCTTTCCTTACAGAAGCACCAGTGAATTCCACCGGTGTTGCTGCAAACTACGATCCAGTGCTTATTAGCCTTGTTCGTCGTGCAATGCCTAACTTGATCGCATACGATATTGCTGGCGTTCAGCCAATGACTGGCCCAACCGGCTTGATCTTCGCAATGCGTTCAAACTACGCAAACACCACTGCTGCAACCGCAGAAGCTTTCTACGGCGAAGCTGACACTGACTTCTCAGGCACCGGCACAATGGCTGGTTCAACCGGTAACGTTGCTACTGCAAACACCGGTACTGGTATGTCAACAGCAGCTGCTGAAGCTCTTGGCGATGGTGCTGGTACTGACTTCGCACAAATGTCATTCGACATTTCGAAGGTTTCGGTTACTGCTAAGAGCCGTGCGCTTAAAGCAGAATACACCAGTGAACTTGCACAGGACTTGAAAGCAATTCACGGTCTTGACGCTGAGACTGAGCTTGCAAACATGCTTCAGGCTGAGCTTCTTGCAGAAATCAACCGTGAAGTTGTTCGCACAGTCTACAACACTGCAGTCACCGGTGCACAAACTGGTACAGCAACCGCTGGTATCTTCGACCTTGACGTTGACGCAAATGGCCGTTGGTCAGTTGAGAAGTTCAAGGGTCTTATGTTCCAGATCGAGCGTGAAGCTAACCAGCTCGCAAAAGACACCCGTCGTGGTAAGGGTAACATCATCATCTGCTCGTCAGATGTTGCATCTGCTCTTCAAATGGCTGGTATCCTTGACTACACCCCAGCGCTTAACAGCAATGCTCTTAACGTAGACGACACCGGCAACACCTTCGCAGGTGTTCTCAATGGTCGCTTCCGCGTATACATTGACCCATATGCTGGTGCAAACTACATGGTCGTT